TGTCCGTAAACGTCGGTACGTTGGCTATCGTCATGGCACTGGCGGGCTGCTGGATGATGCAGTGCTCCCCGTTGTCGTAACGTATGCCAAGCGACTCTTGAAGAGCGTTGTCTGAACAAAGTGCGTCCGAAGGACTGGTCGTGATTCCCTTGTCGAAAGTGAGTTGCTGCTGTTTCTGATTCATGGTTCCCGTTTTTTCCTTTGTTATACATCTGCCTCGGTGTGTAGGCGTATCTTCTTCTCCTTCCTGGCTACAAGCCGCCACGACGGGCGGTAAACGTCATTGTTGTAGCACACGTACAGGCCGATGGCCGTACTCATCAGCACGTCGTCGTGACGGTTCGAGCCGGGCTGGTTCCCCATCTTACCCGTGTCGGGGTCGCGCTCATACCATCCTAATTCCATGTACATCTGCTCGTCAGGCTCTTCCCACAGCTTGTCATCCACACACGCTATGAGGTTGTCTATGATCCACTGCTTCGTCTTGACGTTGGTCTGGAAACCGTAAACGGGCTCTATGCCGTCCTGAACGCTCTCGGGGGTCTTGTTACGCTGGTACAGGTTCGGGTAGTACTTGGCTATCTCGTTGATGATGGTGCCGAAGTGGTCGCCCTCGGTGTTCGTGTCTTTCTCCCGGTCTGCCGTGTTGCTCTCTATTATCAGCAGGGCATCGTCGTAGTAGTGGGCAAGTGCCGCTGCCTTCCATGCCAAGATGTCATGTCTCACGTGACCCCTCCACCTCGCCACCACACGCGGACGGCCTTTCACTTCCCGGCATAGCCCCATCTGGTCTATGACGGTCATTACCGTGTAGTCGGCCTTGTCCGACGCACCGCCTATATCCACACTTACCACGTACCTGTTCTTGATGTGGAAGATGTGGTTATTCGGCTCTGCCCATACTTTCAGCTCTCCTTGATTGTCCTCCCGCTTGTTAATCGTGGCCTCCTTGTACACGTTCTTGCCCTTCTGCTCGAACGGCTTCAATATCACGTCCGCATAGTACAGCGGTTTCTTAGGGGCCTTGCAGTCCTCTTTCAGCTCGTCGATAGCGTAGGGGTCAAACACGGCATTACCCGAGTTTCGGAAGGCTTCCACGGGGTCAATGGGTGCCTCTGAGGCCATGTAGCCGTGCGTCTTATGCTCGTTGCGCTTGTACCTGTACCAGTTGATGGCTTCAAAGCAGGCACCCATCTTCCATATCCTCCAGAAGAACTTGCCGCTTTCGCGGAAGCCCGGCACTTCGCTCTCCTTGTTCCTGTTGGCCCACAGCCATTCCGCAAACTCTTCCTCTTCCTTCTCCGTGAATCCTTTGTGCCACATCGGCTTCATGTCCTGCTCAATGAGGAAGAAAGGGATAAACACAAACGAGTAGGCCGACGTGGAGTTTTCCTTCATAGCATCCTGACACAGGTCGTAGAAGAATCCCGAGTTGCCCTTGCCCGTCGATTCATACACGGCCATTTCGTCGGGCAGGTTCAGGAAACCGCCCTGTATGTTGGCTCTTACCTCGTCGGGGTCGTGCTCGGGCGTCTTCTTCCATGAAGCCACCTCCGAGAAGTGAGCCAGCTTGTAGTTGTCACCACGGCACTTCTCAAACGAGTTGAACGAGGCAATAGAGAGTATCGACGAGCGCACAAGGAAACGACCGTCGGAGATTTGGAAGTCGGAGTCCGAGCGTTCGTAGGGGGTCATTTCGAGCTTCGCGCCAGCCATCCCTATCGTCCATCCCGGCTGCGCCTCTAATGATTTCCTGTACATGGCCTTGATTTTCTTCGATGTCGAATCGGCCTGCGTCACGATGGCGGCATTCCACCCGCTGGGGTGACGGTAGCTCTGCATCCACTTAATGTACATCTGCGTCAGCGTCGAGCCGCCCCACTGGCGGGCTTTCAGCAGCACCACGAGTATTGACTTCCTCGCACGCCGCCTTTCCTCAAACACTTTCAGCAATACCCTCTGGGCATATCTCAGCTGGAAAGGTATCATCTTGCCCGATACCTTGTCTACTATCTTGTCAGTAATGATAAAGGCAAACTCTGGATCATCCTCGCAACGTGCCTGGAACAGGGCTTCTTCCACGTCCTGATGGTAGTCGGCATCATAGTCCCGGTGGCACCCTTCCTCAATAAACCGACGGATAGTCCCAAACCGCAGAACCTCATGGAAGATGGCCTTTTCCAGCGTTTCCCGCATCACCCACATTTCGGGTATCATGCAGTCGGGTATATTGACATACACCCGAAGTCCTTCCGTAAAGCCATAGCATCCCATTCCCGTGAGCTGGTTGTATGGCCCGTAGATTTTCATCCGTCGGTTATGGTTCTCGTCTATGAGTTCCTTTATCTCCTGTCTCATATCCCCTTATGTTGTTTTCCCTTTCCTGCTCCGTCCTGCGTCTTTCGTCCCGTCTGCGCTTTCTCGTTCCCTTTCTCGCTCCCTTTCTCGCTATGTCCTGTATGTCGCTGTGTCACAGCGACCCCAGCCCCATACCCACCAATCAGGCAGTATATATGTATCAAAAAGTTCACGTGCGGCACAAACGCCGGAATAATCAGATACCACTTGTTCCTCCACAGCATATCCCTGAACCTGTTCGCCTTTCCCCACGAAATCCCCACCATCGCGAAGATGACTCCCGAGTAGCCGTAGGTCGGTTCTGTCAGCGCGTACCCCTGTCCCGCGATAAGCCCGTACAGGCAGAACGAGGGCAGGAAGGAGGCAGCAACCGCAATACAGTAGGTAAGCAATACGTGCGTCCGGCATCTTAGCATCCACAGGCACAGGATATTGGCCGCAAGGTGGAAGATGTTCACGTGAGAGAAGGGGTACAGCAGGTGCGTGCCCAGCCCCTCAAACGACGTAAACCCGTACTTGGGCAGGAAGAAGTACGAAATCAGTAGCAGAAGGGTAATTAATGACTTGATGATGTTCTCTTTCATGTTGATTTAAAATGGAGAAAGGTGCTTGCGGATGGCTCCAGGCTTCGACGCATTGGCAAGCCTCCGTATCTCTGAGTAGGCATCCGAGGCAAGCGTGGCCTTGTCTGCCGTTACTGGGTCTTTCGATGTCAGCGTAAGCGTGAAGAACTCCTGCAGGATGGCGTTCACAAGATAGTCGTCTACCGCTGATGTCAGCTGCTCAAACACGGTATCATCCCACCAGTCGGGCATAAGAAGGGTAATGTCGGCCTCTTCCTTGTCCTGTATCGTGTTCATGCTGGCTGTCTTCGAGCGTTCCAGCACAAACGCCTGCATCCTCGCCTTCGCCTTCCCGACGTGCTTGTTGTACCATGCAAAAAACTGCTGCTGATACTTCGTCGTGGCGTTCGTCAGACGGTTATCCTGCGTGCCATCCTCCTTGCGCCTCGACTCGGCAAGCATCTGTATCTGCGTGTCAACGGAAAACATCACATTGTCCCTGCTGATGTAGATATGATGCTCGTGCTTCGGGCTGCGAATGCCATACTGCGGGTCGCTGCCATTTCGTGGGCGTCCGCGATATGGCCAGTTGTCGGGAGGTTGCGGGCGGTCTTCAATAATAGGCCGGAAGCCTCTTTCGTGGTTGGGTGTTCTCATATATACCTTATTATATTATAGGGGTCTTAGCTCTGGTCGGTAACGAACACATGGATGGTGCGCTGCACTTCCTCGTTGTGCCTGGAGTAGAGCTTGGCAAGGGTGTGCCCTAACTGACGGCCTACGACAAGGAAGCCTTCCAACGAGCGGGCCACCTGACAGACTGACTTGTCTTCTACCATGATCTCAATATCGTCGATAGCACCGTCCGATATACCGTAGGTGACGGTTTGCTGCTCGCCAATTCCTATGTCTATCGAGGAACCGCCTACGGTAAGTGTCTCTGTGTACTTGTAGCTGGGAGCTACGGGCGCGGTCTTGTTGAAGCATCGCTTTATCGCTGATAAGTCTCGTTCTACAAATTGGGCATAGAGGGCCGACTGCTTCTCGTTGACTGGCCTCCACCAGTCCATTAGCATGCTCTCTTCTATGTACTTCGCACAGAGCCTCGCTAACGAGTCGGTATAGCCCTTGTTGAATCTGTTGCCAACGGAAAGACAGAGGATGATGGCATCGCCCTCTTCTTCGGTGCTGATGCTGTTGTCGGCAGTACTGCCGCCGTTCTCCGAGAGGTAGTCGGTAAGGTGCGTTTTCAGCTCTTCAAGGCTGGTGTACAGCGTCCTGTTAAGGATTCTCTGATGGTAGTCCTCGTTCCCGGCCTGCTCCACGTAGGCCACGGCAGAAGCCTTCGGGTCTGCGGCCTTGTCATAGCGGCCTTTCTGAAATGTCTCATTCATCACCGAGTCGAGAATGAGAGGCTTCAAGAGGGTTAGCTTTACGGTGTTATTCATTGCTTTGCTGATTAATGATTTCTCCTGTAACGTCTGAATAGGAATACACTGAGGGGGTCGGGGCATCACGGTGGTAGGCGAAGGCCACGATGTCCTGCATGTATAGTGCGGCCTCTTCACCGTACTTCTGTGCAAGGGCGGGGTAGTTCATGCCGAGGTAGGCATTCAGGGCGTAGGCCACGATAAACGAACTTACCATAGCCTCGCACTGCGTGTCGAAGCCTTCTGGCGCACGGTTCTCGTCAAGCGTCAGCGTGATGGTGGTCGCCGTCGTAGTGAAGCTGCTTACCAAAGGCAGTAGCCTGGCCTTCACCGCCTGTGCCGCCTCCTTGGCATACTGCACGAAGATGGGCTTTTCGGCTGTCGACACGGTGATGGCCGAGAACTGGCTGGT